ACACACATTAAAGAAGCTAAACTTATTGCTGATTATTTATTGTATCAGAAAAGAATAGCACAAGTATCATCATGGATTGATGAACTAAAAGAAGATAGAGTTCATGGTAGAGTTATACCTAATGGAACTATTACAGGTAGAATGACACACAGAAATCCTAACATGGCACAAGTTCCAAACTTAGGTAGTCCTTATGGTAAAGAGTGTCGTGCTTGTTGGACTGTACCAGAGGGATATAAACTTGTAGGTGTAGATGCTAGTGGACTAGAGTTAAGAATGTTAGCACACTATATGAATGATATTGATTACATTGAAGAAGTAGTTAATGGAGATATACATTCTACTAATCAAGAACTTGCAGGTCTTAAAACTAGAGACCAAGCTAAGACATTTATCTATGCTTTAGTATATGGGGCAGGAGATGCAAAGATAGGTAAGATAATAAACGGAGATATTAATAAAGGTAAAGCATTGAAAGAAAGATTTTTCAAGAACTTACCTGCTCTTAAAAAACTAAAAGATAGAGTACAACAGGCTTCTAATCGTGGCTTTTTAAAAGGTATAGATGGTAGAAAGATACATGTTAGAAGTCAACATTCAGCACTTAATACTTTATTACAGGGCTGTGGAGCTATCGTTATGAAACAAGCTATGATAAATTTACATGAGCTTATAAAACTTAATACTGTTGATGCAAAATTTGTAGCTAACATACATGATGAATGGCAACTACAAGTTAAAGAATCTCAAGCAGATTACATTGGGAGATTAGGTGTTGAGTCAATAGAAAAAGTAACAGAGCAGTTTAACATGAGATGTGATTTAACTGGTCAATATAAAATAGGAGGTAACTGGAGTGAAACCCACTAAAGAAAATAGAAAAAAGTTTGACATAGATTTAGAGTATGGTACAATACGAGAAGATAAAATCGCAGACATGCTTACTAATAAAAAGATAGAAGTAAAATCTGAGAGAGGTATGTGGATGAAAACAGGTAATATCTGTATTGAGTATGAGTCTTATGGTAAACCATCTGGTATCATTACAACAGAAGCAGACTACTGGTTTCATAATCTTTGTATTGAAGATGATATATTCTGCACACTTATATTTGATGTTCCTAAACTAAAACAACTCATGGACAAGTTAGATTTTAAGAAGTCTGTTTGTGGTGGAGACCATAAAGCAAGTCGTATGTGGTTAGTAAACATAAGAAAATTATTTACATCAGATGTATTTAAAACATTTAAGGACCTAAAAAATGCATAAAGGTATTGACAAATCTAAATTAGATAGCTATAATAAGTTTACATCCGAGTCTGGACATTGGTATTCTCTTGAGGGAGAACCTATGTATACTATCATAGGGGCTAATGGTAAAGAAAGAAACACTACACTAAGAGATGCTAAAAGTTTAGGACTTGTTCCATCTGTTACTACTATTCTTAGCATGGTTGCTAAACCTGCCTTAGAGAATTGGAAGATAACTCAAGCAATAAAATCTGCAGCAACACTTGACATAGGAGATGAAGAGTCTATGGATTCTTTTGTGTACAGATGTAAAGCTGATGCAAAACAGATTGGTTCTAAAGCTGCAAAAGAGGGAACTAAAATACATGCACAAATAGAAAAAGGATTTCTTGGTAAAGGTAAATCTAAACCTTACAAGATTATTCAAGCATGGTTAGATGAAAACTTTCCTGATGAAGATTGGATAGCAGAAGATTCTTTTTGTGCTAATCAAGGTTATGGTGGTAAGATAGACTTGTACTCAAAGTCCGGCATCTTTGTGGACTTTAAAACTAAAGATAACCTAGAGGGCAAAGACCCTAGTAAGTTAGTATATGATGAACATGGTATGCAACTATCAGCGTATGCTCAAGGTTGTAATATAGATGACCCTACAAGAGTTTCTATCTTTGTAGATAGAGCAGACACAGGATTAGTTCTTTGTCATATATGGGATAAAGACTCACATGAAAAACATAAAGAAATGTTTAATAGTATATTAAAGTATTGGCAACTGGTAAAAAATTATGAATGGCAAGAAGTCTAAACTAATAAGAAGAAAAGCAGAAGATAAACTTATTGACTGGTTGAGAACTATGATACCAGAGGGGGAAGATATTTCTAGAATTAATAAGAAAAATCTACATGAGTTTCTGCCTGAACAAACACACATCTTTGCTAATAATAAATTTATGATTAGTGCATATAGTTTAAGATGGTTTTATAAACAAACAAAAAAAGAATATTATGAAAAAAAGAATTAATTATAAATTTAAAGAAGATAAAATTCTTACTATGATTAAATCATATATTGATGAAACCTATACTCAACACTATGCTAATGGTAAGTACCAAGCTACTGATATGATAATAGATGCAGGACACGGAGAGGGTTTTTCTGTTGGTAATATTATGAAGTATGCTATGAGGTATGGTAAGAAAGATAACAAACAAGCAGAATTATATAAGATAATACACTATGCTATAATAGCATTATATTTAGAGGAAACAAATGGTAGAAGATAAAATAGGAACAAAGACTTATTTAGGTATAACAATAAACTATGACAAAGAAAAAAACTTTGATAAGTTTAGTTTAGATACATTAAAGGATAGATATTTTTGGGATAATGAAACACATGCTCAAGAAGCATTTGCAAGAGCATCAGTATTTGGTGCAACATTTAAAGGAGAAACAGATTATGAATTGGCTCAAAGACTTTATAACTACAGTTCCGACTGTTGGTTCATGTTTAGCACTCCTATTCTTAGTAACGGGGGAACTACTCGTGGGCTACCTATCTCTTGCTTTCTTAATTATGTTCCTGACAGCAGGACTGGTTTATCTGCTCACTATGATGAGAACATATGGTTGGCAAGTTCGGGTGGAGGCATTGGTGGATATTGGGGAGATGTTAGAAGTAATGGTATACCTACTACTCACGGCTCTAGGTCAACTGGTTCTATTCCGTTTATGCATGTAGTAGATTCTCAGATGTTAGCCTTTAATCAAGGCACAACTAGAAGAGGTTCTTATGCTGCTTATCTAAATGTAAGTCATCCTGAGATTGAAGAGTTTATAAACATGAGAAAAGAATCAGGTGGAGATATAAATAGAAAGTGTTTAAATCTACACAATGGAATTAATATTACTAATGCTTTTTTAGATGCTGTAAAGAATGATGAAGACTGGAGACTCATTGACCCTAAAACTAATGAGGCAGTTAAAACTATTAATGCAAGAGACTTATGGTTTCAAATAATAAATGCTCGTGCTGAAACAGGAGAGCCTTACATGATTAATATTGATACATGTAATGATGCTCTACCAAAAACACAAAAAGATTTAGGTTTAGAAATTAAACAAAGTAATTTATGTTCAGAAATAACTCTTGCTACTGATGAAGAAAGAACAGCAGTATGTTGTTTATCTTCTGTAAATTTAGAACACTTCGATAAATGGTCTAAAGACTCACAATTTATTGAAGATTTAATAACCATGCTTGATAATGTGATAGAACATTACATTGAAAACGCAGCAGACACATCACAATTAGGAGGATATAGTGCAAATTTTAAAAGGTTTTCAAAATATATTAGAGAAGGTAAAGAGGGTTACGCTAAATCTGCTTACTCTGCTTATCGAGAAAGGTCAGTTGGTCTTGGAGCAATGGGTTTCCATGCTTATCTCCAGTCTCAAAACATTGCATTTGAAAGCATCTACGCTACTGGATTCAATCATAAAGCATTCAAACATATCAAAACTAAAGC